TTACAAGGTACTTACTTTGTTGCGGTGACTCGGTCGCAAGTGCGAGTTTACACGGCAAATTGTCCTTGAGTAATGGGGATAGACAATCTTTTGTCGGCCTTTGGGTGCATATTACCAAATGAACCCCCGCCGAGCGCGCGAGGCTCGCGATGTGGTTTATATGGGCGACAGTTTCGCGCGGGCAGTATTGCTTTATATCCACCCATTCATCAATAATCACAAACATTTCGGAACCCGCCCACCGGGTGGCACCCGCCCGCGCCATTTCATCATATCGGCGCATCATTTCGGCATGCGCCGCGGCAATGGTGCGGGCAATATCCGCATAATTCGCCGCATATGCGGCGGTATGCGGGAAATCACGGAACGCGGCGAGCTCCACGCGCTTTGGGTCGATTAGCACCCACGAAACGCGGGCGGGATCCCGGGCGGCGAGCGCGTATAACAGCCCCTTTAATGCCTCGGTTTTGCCGCTGCCCGTTGTCCCCGCTATGAGTACATGCGGGGCGCGTATCATGTCCGCATAAAATGCGGGATAATTGATAGTCATTCTGTCACCCCCGAACCGAGCGGGATCCGCCAGTATTGAATATATGCCCAACTCGCGCCGCTGTCGTCAAGATATTTGACGCGCTCGGCATTAGCTCGCATCGCGTATATATTGCCGTTTCCCATTGCCGAAACGAGTTCTCGGGCGGCTCGGCGGGTTCTGAAAAATATTGCCGTTGGGTGGTCGCCGCCGTAATAAATGAGTGCTTTGTAAATGATTGTGTATGGTTCCCCGGTGCGCTCGTCAATTTTGATATGGTTATAGAACCCGGTGATGCAATCATATTGTTTGCCCGCGCGGTATTCGCGGTATGCATCCCAAAGGCCGCGAGCTTTGAGAATTTCGATGCGGTGCGCCTTTTCATGATACCACATGGCGCGCTTTTGTTTTAATGTGTATGCCATTATAACACCCCCTTTACTGGTGCGCACTATTGCAAAACAAAGTGATTTCAACTGTCATTTCCCCCTCGCCGTCAATGGTGATGTAATCGACCTCGGCGGGGTGGAGCTCGGCGGGGATATCCCCCGCGCATTCGTAACGATTCGCCGTATAATCATATGATTCGAACGGCGCGGGTTCCTCGTGTTCTATCCGCGAGTGAACCCACACGGGCAAACCCGTATCAATGGCGGGCAGCATGTCGCGCAATGTCATTTTCTCACCCCCTCGCCGCGTTCGCGCTTGTGTCCGTTCCCGTGTTCTTTGAGTGCGAGGACATCCCCCGCGGCGAGCTGCCAACATCCCACCCCGCGACATCCGCACTCAAGGCAATTGCCGCCGCATATTTTCGCCTCGGCGGGGATTTCCTCGCCATGCGGCACAAACAACGCCACCGGGATGCGGTACGGGTTCGGGATTTCGATACCCGCCCCGCCCGAAAACATGACATGTAGATTTCCAGGAATCACGCCGCCGCGCGCCGAAATCTCGACGTTGAACCATGCGAATCGCTTGGTGAATATGAGAATGTCACACCGCGGGAAATCCTCGGCGGCGCGGAATATCTCGGCGACGTACTCGCGAGAAATCGCATCGCCCGAAACATGGAAACGAAAAAACCGCGCCGCGGCAATCGCTCCGCGCACCGCTGCCCAGTATCCCGCGGGGTTCGTGAGTGCGATCGCGGTATTGCGGGCATAACTCGCCGCGATGTTTTTACGCGCGCCATTGTCGGCCATGGCTGCCGCATAACAGTAGTTGCCGCATGTCGCGCGGGCGCATTCGGGGCATGTGGTGAGGGGCATTAACGAAACTGAGGGAATAGCCCCCATTTTGTCATTACCGCGGGAAATGGTGACGCGCTCGGCGGCGGTGTCCTCACCGCCCAAAATGGCGTTTTTAGCGGCGCGAACCGCGGCGGTGTATCTTGCCTCGCGGCGGCGCACTTTGTCGGTTATTTCGCCCGTTTTGGGGCTTGTGGCGGGTTCCTCGGCGGGCGCGGGTTCCTCGGCAATGATGCAAACGGGCATTCCCTTTGCCTCGGCCTCGCGGATATCTCCCGCGGTGGCGGGCTTTACCGCAAACCACTCATATTTAGAGTAATGACGGGCGACAGCCTCGGCGGTTTCGGCTTTGGCGAGATTCGCGCAATACACCGCGCCACTCTTGAAATTAACTTTGAATGTGTTCATGTGTTCCCCCTTTGCCCATTTCGGGCGGTTCAAAATATCGTTTACAGTTACGATTATACGCGCTAATCCGTAAATGTACACCCCTTTTTTACAGTTTTTCTTGCTTTTCCGTAAATCTTAAGAATTTGTTCTTATTTTGTTCGCGGATTTGCCCCGCCGCAATCGCCGGAACCCCACCCCGCGCACCCCGCCGCGCCCGTGACGGGCGGGGGGAATCCAGGCGAAGCGGTCCAGGGCGGGGTTAGTCCCAAAACCACATCGAAAAAATAAAAAGCCAATTTACGAAAATAATTTCCGTAACCCCATTGACAACCATTTCCCCATCCCATATAATCGTAAATGTAAATGAAAGGAGAGAACGATGTTTGAGATGAAGAAAGCGTGTATATACACGAGGGTATCAACGCAAGAGCAAGCTGCAGAGGGATACTCGATAGAGGAGCAAGAGAGGCTGTGCAAGGCAGCAATAGAGTCGAAAGGATGGGCGTGGGTCGGCACATTCAGTGATCCCGGAGTAAGTGGGAGAACGATGGAGAGGCCTGGGCTTAAGGAGATGTTTAGTGCGATAGAGCGAGGTGAGATAGAGGCGGTAGTGATCTATAAGTTAGACAGGCTGTCGAGGAAGCAGCGGGACACGATGGCAATCATCGAGGACATCTTTATAAAGCGGAATGTATACCTGATGAGCTTAAACGAAACGCTTGACACATCGACTCCGTGGGGGCGGGCGATGATAGGGATCTTATCCTCGTTCAACCAAATGGAGAGTGAGAACATCCAGGAGAGGACGAAGATGGGGCGAGAGGCGAAGGTAGCGAAAGGTGGATATGCGGGCGGGAAGCCGCCGATAGGATACCGGGTAGTGAACGGGGAGTTAGAGGTAGTGCCGGAAGAAGCGGAGATGGTGCGGAAGGTCTTTGCGATGAGGAAGTCAGGGATGACGCTGATGGGGATTACGGCGAAGCTGAACGAGGAAGGATACCGGTCCAAGTCGGGGAAGGAGTTCAAGCACTCATCGATACAGACGATCCTGGCGAACGAAGAAACCTACAGAGGCCACTACAAATACGGAAGCGAGAATGTAGAGAATCAGCACGAAGCGATACTGAAGGATTAAAACTTGTAACAACTTGCAACTTACTTGTAACAACTTGCAACAACTTGCAACCGGGCAAGGTGGGAAAGTCAACAGGGACTGCGGAAGCAGTCCTTTTGTTTTAGGAGAAAAAGCGATGAACGAAAAGGTAATCTCAAAAATTCTCGAAAAAATAAAAAAGGCTCCTGGGGATGTGTCTGCGTATGAGGATCTGTTCCAATACCTACGAGCGGGGGAGCCGGAAGACTTTGGGAGAGCGCACGAGGGAAACCGGGAGCTGCGGGTGCAGATCGCATACGGGATGAGTCTTGGGGAGAATATCCAGGGGCTGTTTGAGGTGTACAAGAGGAGTCTGCTGTTTGATGCCCCGCACTTCCTGGATAGTTATCTGCTCTACGTTGAGATCAACCGGGATCCTGACAGGCGGTTTTATATGCCCCGGAGAGGGGTGCTGAAGCGGGTGGTAGATGCGCTTCAGGAGTTAGCGGATGACGAACTGGACGAACTGTTTCTGTCGATGCCGCCAAGGGTGGGGAAAAGTACGCTTATGGCATTCTATATGAGTTGGCTGATGGGGCGTGACAGTGAGCATCCGAATCTGTACTGTAGTTATACTGATATCATCACGAAAGCGTTTTACGATGCGGTACTGGAGATTATTACTGATAAGGACACCTATCTGTGGCATGATGTTTTCCCCCGGAGCAAGATCGTGCAGACGAATGCTGCGAATGAGATCATCAATATTGACCGAAGGAAGCATTATCCCACGCTGACTTGTAGGTCGATAGACGGAACAATCAACGGGGCGTGTGATGCCCAGGACGGGGTGATCATCTCGGATGACCTGGTGTCCGGGATAGAGGAAGCCCTTTCGAAGGATCGGTTGGTATCGAAGTGGGGGAAGGTGGACAACAACCTCATCCCAAGGGGTAAGGGAAAGACCAAGTACTTGTGGATAGGCACGAGGTGGTCGGTGCTTGACCCGGCGGGGATCCGGCTCGATACGCTGCGGAATGATGCGAAGTATGCGGGCTATCGGTACAAAGTGATCAATCTTCCGGCACTGGACGAGAACGATGAGAGCAACTTCAACTATCCGTATGGTGTGGGGTTTGACACATTATATTATCAGCGGCGAAGAGCCTCATTTGAGAGGAATAATGACCTGGCATCCTGGGAAGCGCAGTATATGGGACAGCCGATAGAGCGAGAGGGGACGCTGTTCCTTCCTGAAGATTTTCGGTACTTCAACGGAGAGATGCCGGACGAAGAGCCTGACCGGGTGTTCATGGCTGTTGACCCGGCATACGGGGGCGGGGATTTTGTTGCGGCTCCTGTGTGCTATCTTTTCGGCGAGGATGTTTATGTGCCGGATGTAGTGTATGACAATGGGGACAAGAAGATCACACTTCCTCTGCTTGTGTCGGCGATCAAGAAGCACGGCATCCGGGCGGTGCAGATCGAAGCGACAAAAGCGACAGCGGGATATAAGGATGAACTTGAGGCAAGGCTGAAAGAAGAGGGGATCCGGGTGAATCTGACATCCAAGGCCGCACCGAGCAATGTGTCGAAGCATGACAGAATCTTCGACAAAGCCCCGGACATCCGGGAGAACATGGTCTTCGTGGAGTCCGGGAAAAGGTCGAAGACATATGATCTCTTCATGCAGAATGTGTTCAGTTACAAGGTGTTTGCTAAGAACAAACACGATGATGCCCCGGACAGCCTTGCGATGGTGATGGACATGATGCGGTCGGCAAACCGCAAACCTGAAGTATTTGCAAGGCCGTTTTAGATAAAAAGTTATTGACAACCACATCATATAGTATATAATTAGGGTGAGAAATACTGTATGTTGTGGGTGTTAGCATGGCGAAAAGGGAAAATCTGTTCGGAAGAACTGTAATCTATTCTGCCTACGATGTGGTAGACAGGAACAATCTGCTTGAGATCCTGGATGAAGCGTCCGGCACTCATGAAGAGAATCAGGCCGACATCCAGTATCTTTACGATTATTACCGGGGCAAGCAGCCTATCCTGGAGAGGGTGAAGACCACCCGCCCGGAGATACAGAATAATGTGGTAGTAAATCGGGCGAACGAGATTGTATCGTTCAAGGTCGGCTATCTGATGGGCGAACCTATCCAGTATGTAAACCGGGGCGATGACCAGTACGCCGAGATGATCAACGAACTGAACGAGTTTATGTTCGCAGAGGAAAAGGCTGCGAAAGACAAGGAACTCGCTGATTGGTTTACTATCTGCGGAACGGCCTACAGACTGGTCACTCCTGACGCAACCTATAATGAAGAGGAAGACGAAGCCCCGTTTGAAATCTATACCCTGGACCCCAGGAACACATTCATTGTTTATCACAGCGGCGTGGGTCATAAGCCTCTGATGGGCGTGATGGTGATTACTACCGCAGAAGATGAAACGCTGTACTGCGGGTACACTGCCGATCACTATTTCGAGGTACTTGAGGATACGATAATCAAATGGGAGCCTCATGCGCTTGGCGGGGTTCCCATCATCGAATATCCGGCGAACCTTGCGAGGCTTGGAGCATTCGAGATCGTGCTTCCTTTGCTCGACAGCATCAATACCCTGGAATCCAACAGGGTCGATGATATCGAAGAGGCGGTGCAGAGTCTGCTCGTGTTCAAGGGAGTGGATATAGATGACACCACCTTCGCTTCGCTGCGGCAGATGGGAGCGATAAAAGTACCCATTGACGGCGATGTGTTCTACATTCATCACACCATCCCCCAGGGTGAAACACAGGTCCTTGTGAACGATGTGTATAATGAAGTGCTGACTATCTGCGGGATGCCGAACAGGAACGGCGGCTCCAGTACAAGTGATACGGGGATAGGAGTCATCTATCGTGACGGATGGCAGAATGCCGAAG